GCGATGAATGCATCGCGCATCTTGGTCACATACGAACGCGCGTACTCGGGATCCATCCACAGATGCGGATTCATGTTGATGACCGGCAAGCCCGCCGAGGCCGTCACGATCTTGAGGTTCGGGTTGAGCGAGTTTGCTTCCGAGGAGGCCGCGTACCGAAGGAAATCCATTAACCCCTCCCCCCGGCTCACGGGTGCAGCAACCAGGGCGTCGATGGCCTGCAGCCGGCCCATAGGGCCTGGCATCGGGTTGATGGCGTAACGCTTGTCGCCGATCCAGAACACGCCTTCGTTCTTGTCCTGGTACTCCCCGGCGTTGTCGGGATCAGTAAGCTGGTCTTGCGTTGCGACAGCGCCCTTAGTTGCGTTCGTGGCACCAATGACTCTGGGGTTGAGGACGTTCTTCATCCAGAGGCGGTACTGCCCCTTGATCCACGAATAGAACCACGTCAGTCTATGCAGGCCCAGGCGGCGCTCGATGTCGGTCATGTTGAGGCTGTCACCCATCATCTTGCGGGTTTCGCGCGCAGCCCGGCCTCGTGCATCTCTTTCTGAGAAGCCCTTGTTCTTGAACTCCCGCTTGAGCTTACCGTAGAGTACAGCAGAGGTAGCGTCCTCGTAGACCTTGAACGTAAGGTCTGCGTTCCACTTATCGTAGTGGTACATGGCGCTAGAGAGCAGATGCCCAGCACGCTTAATACCTTCCGTGCCGTCAAGGGCGTTCTGATGCGCCTGATGAACCATACGCCAGCGCTGCGAGAGCGTTAGCTGCCGCTTGACCAGGTTCTTCTCTACGGGCTGGTAGCCGCTAGATGCAAGGTTACGGACTTGGGCTTTGGGCCCGCCTACACCGTGGCCGTGGATGGTCGAGAGGGCCTGCTCGCGTTCTGCTTCGTCCATGAGTTTGGGGTCAATAGAGTGGGGCGCAACAAAAATCTGCGAAAGTTCGGCGAAGTTCAGCTTGCCAACCACAAATGCAATAGGCGCAAGGTTGAAGCGCTCGTGGTACGTAGGGTCTGCAAGGAAGAACGATCGAGCAGCGCTTGAGAAGTCCTCCATGATCTGCATGAACATGTTGTTCGGGGTATCGCCCGCTAACTGCAGCGTCTTATCGGTCTTAACGCCGGAGTCGAACGCCGGGTGCGAGTCAATGGCCGCATCCTTAGCCCAATCAGGCACAGTCATGCCGTCGAGGTCAGCCAGGCCCGTCTCTATGGGCGTGCGGAACGTGTGGCCGGGGTTCTTCTGCTCAAAGTAATTCTCAATGGCCTTGAAAATGACGTGGTTCTTCTCCTCTTCAACCATCTCTTTTATCTTGGCATCGTCGGTAGTATCAACTTGACGACCCAGCCGATGGGATACACGGGCCTGGGCCTCTTGCTCTGCCCATTTATCAAATTTCTTCTTACCCTCCGCGCCATGCCACGCGCCCTCCTCAGCTTCTGCACCCTCTTCGCCCTCCTCAAGCGCCTGGCCGGGTAATCCTGCTTTGCCCAAAAGCGGGCCAAGCATGCCGGAATTGTAGGCACCCTCAGCCAGTTCGTCGTAACGAATGGGCTCAGCGTGCCCAAGCAAGTACGAACCGTACTCAGCTAAGCGGTTGGAACGAACGAGCTGCCGCATGAGAGGGAGAGCAGGATCAAAGTCATCGGCAACCTTCTCGCCTTTGCTTTCAGCATCTCTGATGCTCTTGTAGACAAGACGCCCTTTGAGGTTAGGCCCCTGAGAGCCAGCGCCTTTGTGCTGATTGCCGGCGGTGCGTTCTGCCTCCATGCGCTCTTGGAAGGTAGCTTCCTTGCTAAACGCTCCGTTACGGGACCAATGCTTGTCGCGCATCAGCGCAGCCGTCGAGGGCAGCAGCCTAGAGAGGCCCATGTCTTGCCGTGCGATAGACTCAGCGGTTGCCACCGCGCGGTCATGCACGGTCATGCCGCCGATGTTATCCATGTTGCGGTCGATGCCTTTCATGGGCAACGTATAGAGAACTTGCTTCGGTCCCCACTCGACAGCAGTATGGCCGTATTTTGAGGCATACGCGGAGATCATCCGCTTAAGGATCATCTCACGAGCGAACTGCTTCTTAGCTTCCGGGTCGTCGATGTTAGCCATGCGGGCTTTAAGCTCTTTGGCGAATGCCTTAGCCTCGGCGGGAGAAATCGACGGCTCAAGCTTCAGAGCAGCAGCGACGTTGCCCCGCTTGATTGCGTCCGAGAACTGCGCGAAGCCCTGGTCACCATACATCTTGGCGATCTCAAGGTTACCGGTCTTGCTCTTGCTGAGCTTGTAGGGGTTAGGGTCGGTGTGGTGGACGTAGACATGGTTGTCGTGGTCACCTCCAATAGCTCCGCCTTTGGTTCCGGTTGTAGTCCGCGTGAACTCGTCGAAGGCGGGATCGCCAACACCCCCCGGCTGAGCGACTCGAACGGTCTCGTCCGGATTGAAGAACAAGTCATGCTCTCTCCAGATAGCCACACGCTGCGCCTTTGTGGTCTGCCCAAGCTTGTTAGCCTGGAAGAGGTCACGCTCTACCTTCGCGGGCACGCGGTTAGCCATGACACCGGCCAGCTTGGCGTGCTGGTCTGCCTCTGCGGTACCGGCCAGGCGCTGCGTCTTGCGGAACCTGTCGCCAACGATTGGCGCATGCTCTGCGACCCAGTTGTACCCAGCGCCTGCCTTTTCAACTCCGGGTATCTTCTTAGCTATTACACCGAGATGCTGGCCCATCTCAGTCGCAGCAGCCGCTTTGCCGAGGCCCGAGACCCTAGAGAGTATGCCCAAGGGAATCTTGTTGGCGGGGTTCCACCACTCGATAGCAAACGTGTACAGGTCCGCAAGCCCGGCATGGGTCGCCATGATCCTAGCGGCGTCTGCGTGCATCGCTGCGGCTAGCTGCAGGTACTGCCCAAGCCCCGTGTTCGGGGAGCCGTTGCGGATAAGGTCTTGCACGCCCGGCTTCTGGAGCCAAAACTTGAACTCGCTGGCCGTGTTGATGCCGTACTTGTTAGCAAGAGCATCCAGGAACCCTGAAACATTGCTGAAACCGTTCTTCCAGTCCCCCAGTATCTGCAAGACGTTGTGCCCCACATCACCAATGTTATTGAAGTTCCCGTCTGCGGTATCCCGCATTAGGGCGTTGATGGCCTCGGGAGCTAGGTTGACGAGGTTGCCTATGAAGTTAGCGGCCTTACCGGCGTTCTGAACATCGCCCGCTTGGCTCAGCTCTGCGAGCTTCTGCTTCCACGCTTCAGGCGTGTTGGCCTGGATGCCCGAAGCTGCGTCCCTAGCTTCGGCGTCAGCAGAGTCGAGCTGAGCCAAGAAGTCCCAGGGATGGGTCATGGCGTACATACCCGCCTGCTGATGGGGGCTAAGCGGAGGGTTCTGCTGCGGCTTCTTAGCTGCAAGCGAGGCTGGAGGGCCCATAGGGCCTGGGGGTTTGGGGGCACCCTTAGAGAGCTTGGGGGGCTGCGGCTTATAAGACTGCTTGATGTAGTTGTAGTTAGCCTCGACCTGCCGGGCATACATCTGCCCTGCCGTAGAGCCTGAATCGAAGGCTGTCTCGCCGACGTTGTAAGCCTGAAAGACCGAATCCCAATCCTTGTACTTGTGCCACAGGTAATCCAGGTACCGAGCGCCCGCTATGTAGTTAGCCTGCGGGTCGGTGATGTCAGCGCCTTTGTCGGCGAACGATTTGAACGTCTCCGGCTTCATCTGCATCTCGCCTACTGCGCCGCTATACGAGATTGCCTTGGGGTCATCGGAGGGGTCTTCGACCGCATGGACGGCGTAGATTTGATCCGACGTCACATCCCCGTGCGTCTGGAGCGCGGCGTTGTGCATCATCGGGCCCTGCTTAGTCTTAGCGACTAAGGGGCCGGGCTGCTGCTGTTGGCGAGGGCCCGTGCTATCGAGCCAATCGGGGGTGGGCTGTTGAGCGCTAGTATCCAGCCACGACGGAGTGGACGGGGCGGCGGGCATTACTGCGCGGGCGTTCCGTCTGCGTAGACATAGCCCGTGCCGTTAGCATTACGATAAACGTCTTTGCCATTACGCTTATCCTTGCCGGCCCACTGACCGTGCTGCGGCTGCTCGGGCTGGTTGGTCGTAGGGTTAGTAGGAGTAGGCGTGTCAGTGCTAGCGTTCGGGTCGTAGTTGTTCTGACCGAAACTGTTGAACGGCGAGGTGTAGCCGCTGCCGAACCCGCCCAGCGGATTCACACTGCGGATTTGAGACATCTGCTGCTGGCTGCGGTTCAGGTCGTTAGTGATATCGTTGATCTGCTGCTGAATCGCCTGCCGGGTTGGGGCCAAGCGGGCACGCTCTGCAGGGGTCAGCAAGCCCGACGTGCCGAGCGTAGCAAGGTTCGTGTTCAGCCTGCCAAGCAGCTGCTTGTCGGAGTCGATGTTCTTCGAGAGCGCGGTCACGGCGGCTACTTGCATCTGGGGGCTCATGGGGATGCCGTTCTGGGTATCCTCAGCCACTCTGTTGACGTACCACTTTGCCTCAGCGCTGGACTGTGCCGAAGCAGCATACGCCCGCTTGGTGTCGGCGATCTGCTTATCCATCTTACCGGGGAGCAGCTCAGAGATTTGGTCCGTCTCTTCGCGGTAGTGACTCGCCATGGCCTCCCGCTCCTCACGCAAGACAGCATCGTCCTGCTGCTTAAGCGCAAGCTGCTGCTGAAGGTACGTAACCATGTAGTCGTCTTTGTTCGCTTTAGCCAGCTCAGCTTTCATCTTAGCCTTCATCTCAGGGCTGAGGTGCTCAAGGCTGTCAGAGAGGTACGGGGCGATCTCTGCCTCAACCTGGGACTGCCAGGTGGGGTCGTTAGGGTCATGGGGGATCGCCATGAGTCTGGAATAGGCAGACTTGGCGGCCGCGTAGATGGCAGCAGGATTCGGATGGGCAATAGAGGACTTGACTACTGAATTGAGGTCGCCAAAAATCTTATCCTTGACGGCCTCCATCTTAACGGGATCGAGCTGGTAGGGGAGCCCTTGGAGAGACTTCTCTTCTGTCGGGTTAGGCGCACGACCCACCTGACCCTGAAACATGGCATCGCGCTCTGCGCCTGCGGGGACATCCTCGATAGCCTGAGTGTTCTTCTGGAAGAAGGCCTGAGAGCCGCCGGGGGCCAAAAACCCTGGGTCTAACTGCGCAGGCTTAGCCTGGCGGGTGGGCAGGCCGGGGATAGAGCCACCGTAGTTAGCGCCTTGGTAGCCCGCAGGTACGGGCGTATCCGAGGTACCCTGCTGGGCCGTCTGCGCCGGGTCCATCTGCTGGGCCGGGAGGCCGGCTTGCTTCGTGACGTTCTGGACCATGCCGATGTACTTGGGGTCCGAGAGCATCTTGTTGGGGTCCGAGCTAGCCGCTGCCTGCTGCCGCAGGAAGTCCAAAAGATTATTACCAGCCTGGGCCATCTGAACCTTAGCCAGCAGCTGTTTGAGCTTCTCCTGCTGGATCATGTCCGGAAGCTGAGCAAGCGAGGCAATACCCTGGCCGATCTGCTCCCCGGCTGGGGGAGTGACTGAGATCGGGGCTATGGGGCCAATCGGACCAAGTGGCATAAGGCTAGTTTATCACGAGAAAAGGTCTTTGTGAACGGTCACCCCGGCCGCACGCAGCTTCTTAGCGTCCTCCAGGAGGACTTTGTCCCCGTCCGTACGGTAGAGCAGCCCAGGCACATTGAGCTTCTTAGAGGCGAATTTAAGGGCCTTCTCGTGCATTTTAGAGAGCCCCTGGCCCTGCTCGTAGACCAGCCCAACGATACCCTCGGCGCAGGCCATCTCTAAGAGCGGGTTACCTTGCCGGACCTGGTACGCGATGAACTCTCCGCTCCACAGGTCCCCCACCCCGGGGCCTGAGATGAACGTGCCCACGCAGCTCTTGTTGTCGGTCTTTTTGGAGTGCTCCCAGGGGTAGGGGGGCACGCCCAGGCGGATGGCGTAGGCCAGGTCGTCGGAGCAGCGGGGTACCTCGCCGCCGGTAGCTACGGCGTAGAGGAACCGGCCGAGATTGGGTATAAGTCTACCAGATGTCATCTCCGAGTCATAGCCCAAACGGGGTGTCCACTCCAGAAAATAACACTCTCCTGTCGGAGTCACTAGCGAGTTTATATCGTATAAACCGGGCGGAGCTTGTTTCTGACGAAGTAGACCTTCTAAATTCGGCCATCCTGTGCGTTGGATTACTTGGGCTTCTTCTGAATACGAGAACCAAACCGCATTCAGGGAACACCCAGTAGAAGGCCCGACATCGCCAGCGAGGAACTTCTTATGCTCCAGAGTGTAAGTGATGGGCCCGACCCACTCACGTCCGTTCCACCAGCGGGAAGTGGAGAGCGGTATACCGTCAATCTTTTCCTGCAGCATACACTTACCGTGACTTCCGTAAGTCCGTACAATGTATTCAAGGTACTCTACCAATTCCTCTTGGGAGGTACTCCCATGAGTAGCATCCGAATCCAGGAATCGGTCGCTCTTGAAATAGACCGGGATGTCTTCAGTCATCTCCCGAGCGAAAGCCAGGCACTCCTCGAAGCTATTGAAGTCCTCGTATGGGGGAAGCTTGCACCCGATAGCTTCAGCGACGCTAAACCCGAAGCCCCGGTCTTTTTCCAGCCGGTCCATAAACTTGCCACCACATACCACGACAACGCCTCGACTGCGTGCTTCTTCCGCAAGGTCCCCAAGGCCGGAGGAGTCGAAGAGCATCATCGAGGGGTGACCGGCCCTGACCCAATACAGCAGGTCCCAGAAGGTACCGGAATTGTTTACGATGCCTTCCCCGACGAATTTGTGCTCTCGATTTTTAGACCAGACCTTAACTTCGTTACCTTCATCCGCCAGCCGCTTCCACCAAGAGAGGCCACAGGCGAACTCCGTTACAATCCCAATTCTCATGGCCGAATCCTCATGGAGAGTGGTAAATGACCGTGTCAGGGCCCGGCTTGCCGGTGAACTTCTCGATAGCCCGCTGATGGGCTTTGTTGCGCCCGAGGACCCGAATCAAGAGCTTAGCGCCGTTATGCATGGCTTTAACATACTCTTGGATAACCAGCAGAGCGGCGCGCTTCCCGGCCAGGCCGGCATCTGGAGTGGGGTACATATCAGTCACCTCTATGTAACCACCGTCGAGCAGCCTCTCCCCGACGACTAGGATTAGCTTTTCCCCCTTATAGATGCCCACCCAGCGCTGGGCTAGAGGGGCTGCACCCTCCGGCAGGCCCCAAAGGGCCTTGTGGTGGTCTACTGCAGCTTGTATGCCTGGGGTGTCTGCTGGGATTTCACGCGCGGTCATTGCCCTCCAAGCTTCGCCATTCCTGTCCCTTGTCCTAGCGAGCTAGTGCTGTCAGCCCGCTGCGGCATAGCCGTCGTGGACTGCATGCCCAAAGGCCCTTGAGACCCCCAATGCGCTTGATTAAACGGGTGCCCAAGCGTAGCCCCCTGCTGCCCACCCTGCTGCATACCGCCCATAGGCTGATGCATAGAAGGCATGGCGGGGCCGCCCTTCATACCCTGGCCCGGCGTAGGCTGCTTGCCCTGTAGGCCCGGATTGGTCCCCATCTGAGCCAAGAGCTGGCCCAGGATGGGGATAAGCGGATGAATGCCTCCCATCGACCCCTGTTGTCCTTGCGGCTGTTGGCCGCCTCCCTGCATTCCCATTATGAAAACGGCGAGGGGTTGTTGTTCGCCCCCAAGGTAGTAAGTGCGCCGCTAATACCCTGGAAGGCAGAGCCCCAGGGGTTGCCTTGAGCTGTGGCCGCGTTAGCGTACAGGCTTGCAAGAGCCTGCAAGCTGCTGCCCGCGCCGCTGAGGCCTGAGAGGCCCTCACCGAGCAGGCCCTGCTGCCCTGAGAGCAGGCTGCCAGCGCCCTCAAGACCCTGGAGCTTAGCTTCAGCTACCTGAGAGCCCAAAGCCACGCCCTCCTGAGCGCCCTGCTGCTGGTTTTGGGTCAGGAGCTGCTTGACCAGCAGGGCCGGGTTAGCTACCCCGCCGGCCTCCGTCTTAAAGGTATTGATGGCGCTTTGGCCCCCAGCCTCGGTCGAGGAGGTCAGCTCATTGATCTGGGCAGGCGTCAGGCCTTGGTAGTTCTGGAACTGCTGTATGAGGCTATTGATGCCCTGCTCCGTGCCGTTCGGCCCAAAGACCAGGTTGGAGATTTGGCCGACCAGCCCCTGGAGGTCGTTGATGTTCCCGATGTCCGCACCCACAAGCGAGTTCAGGGCGCTGTTGTCGTTAGACTGGGCCTGACTTCCCTTGATACCCCCGAGGAGCGAGCCCCCGATTTCTGTGCCTGCAGCGGCTGCGGATAATCCCATATTGCTTAGTGTACCATATCAAGCCAGCAGGATGGCAAAAACGCCAACACTTAGGCTGAAGGAGTTGACTGCCGTGCTGCCTGCGGACGCCCTGGCCGAGACCTGGATGGTGGGGTTCACGAAGTTGTACGGGCCCCGGACTGAGGGGCCGAACTGCTGCCCCTGGTTGACTTGGACACAGAGCGGGGACAGAGTGACATTGGCCGGGGGCGGGCTGATGAGGTACACCGACGGCAGGATCAGCGCAGTCTGCCCAGCCTGGAGGGCGAAGGTCTGGGGGAAGGACGTCAGGGGCACGTTCTGAGAGAACGTAGTCGTCGTGTTCGCGGCCAGCATCGGGCATGCAAGAGAGATGGTGCTATAGAACGACGATATGACCGAGAGCTGGCCGCTGATGATGGCAGTAGTGGCAGGGTATGCAGTAGTAGACGTGTCGGGGAACTCAAACCCCCCACCCGTCGTGTACTCCATGTTGATTACCCCAGAGAGATTGCTACTCATGAAGGGATAACCAAGTCCCGGTCGAGTGTACCCCAGACAGAAATACGGTACACCTGAGAGCCGATGAATGTGTCGGGGTCTCCAGTAGGCTGGTAGAACGTAAAGCTTACTGTGAGTGCATACCCGCGCATGCCGTTAGCCCCGTTGAGGGGGATGATCTGCCGAAAGTTATTTGTGTTTGCCGTAAAGGGTATTGTAAACACCTGACCCGTCGACACGAGACTTGAGCCGCTGAGCGTTAACAGCAGCTCAAGCGTTATGCCGGCGTTGAACGCCCCCTCGACAACGATGTAGCGGTAAACTTTCTCGATGCCGGGCTTACCTGAGTCTAGCATCGGGCCGGTCCAGTAGGTTGTAGTAGGCAGGCCTAGGTCAGTCTCGGCTGCTTCCCATAAATCCACAGCCTGGGTAAAGGGACGAGCCGCAAGAAGCTGGCCGAATGGCGCGCACGCAGGCGTAGGCCGGCCCGTTGCTCGGGCAGGAGTGGAGACCGCGCACTGCATCGCGTAGGGGATGTAACGCCACGTGTTGTTAACGGTGTAGTATGCGAAGGTTACGCCTTGCGTCGGGAACGAGAGGTAGAACGTACGGTTCGAGAACGCCCCAACAGCCTGCGTGAGGTCGTTCGCTGAATAACCTTCAAGGTAAGAGCGGATGTTTTCGGAGAGGTACTCAGGGCCGCCCGACCCGTCGAACCTGAACACGCCGTCCTCAGAAAGCCAAAACACAGCGCCCATAGCCTTAGTCACGGACCTTGGCGAGCAGCAGCCGATGTCGAACATCTTGCGCGCTAGAAAAGTCGTCTCGTCGTCACCGATGATGACCCAGGTAGTTCTGCGCTTGAAGCAGACAAGCAGGCTAGATACAGAGGCGAGGCGCACAGGCACGTCTGCATAGGACCCGAAATTGCCGATCTCCTGCGGGCTATTGGGAGTGTTCTCCTCGCCGACAAGTATAACCTGATTGACCGGATCAAACTGCTGGGGCAGCCCTTCCGCCGAGTAGTAGGCAATACACTGCGGAAGGTTATTAGTGTTCGCGTTCTGGGCCACAGTGAGGGACCACATGCGGTCCTTGTGGGCTTCGATGGGGGCCAGGTTGATGTACGTGTTTGGCGGCGGATCGCGGTACTGGACTAGGCCTGCGTTGGGGGCGATGTAGTAGTCGTCGTAGTAGTCAACGAATTGGTTGCCTGTAACGCCTGAAGCGAGCAGGACAAAGTTAGGGTTGTTGCTAGAGTAGCGGTAGATGTTAGTGGTAAAGGGGACGCCGTCGGGAGAGCTTGTGCCGCTGAACGTACCGTCGATGACATTAGGCAGAGCAAGCGTAGAGATTCCAGTCTCTGCTGTGGCGTAATACGTGAAGGGGTAGGGGTAGTCCGCCCCTAAAGCCGAGGTCTCTGAGGGTCCGTAGCCATTAAACCCCGACGGGCTGGTGGCGTACACTCGAGTAAAAGCGTAGTTATACGTCCCAAGCGCAAGGCCCCCGGTGCAGGTAGCACCCGAGGCGATAGTAGAGCCGGCCATTGAGGAGCTGGTTACAACGTACGTCCAAGCATTAGCCCCGTTGTTTTGGATGTAGCCGTCAACATAGTTAGTGCCATCACTGATGTGGACATGCATCCCGTTAGGGAAATTGTTAGTAGTTACATCAACTGGGATCGAAGTGAAATTGTTGGGGATGATGATGGCAAGGGTAGTGGTGCATGTAAACGATCCCCCCGGCGCTACAAGTGAGTATGTATTGGGGGGTGCGGAAAATTGCCACGGGTGCAGGACCGGCGATACGTCCTGGTAAAAGTTCCCCGAGATCGACATTCCGTTGTTAAGAAACAGGGTTTGGCCGAATTGGACCGCTTCCGTGAAGTAGTTCTCATTCGAGGGGAATGAGCTCTGGACTTGAAACTGGTTCCCCTGAGAGCCGTCGTACACATAAATATCAATAGCGTTATTGGGAGCCTCCAGAACGCCCACATAGTATGGGTCGTTGGCTGTAGCATCGTACGGAAACAGCCCCGTTAGTATAGAGCCTTCAGGGCCGGCGTAGAGCCACTCGTTGACACGGCCTCGGGCGTTTGCTACTGCGCCGGTGTAGCGATTGGTGTCTGCGTTATACGAATACGCAGCGTTGTTTGGGTCAACGTAAAACGGAACTGTAGTAGCATCGAGGCCCTTGAACGGCCCCATGCTGTACAGCTCGATGTTTCCACTAGCCATAGTTCGGGCCTCGGCAGTTTCTGTTGTTGCCGAGTTGATAGAACGAGCGGTACGTCAGCAGCTTCGGCCCGCGGTTCTGCCGGTCGGCCTGGCGGAGGTCGCTGCGGAGCTTACGCATCTCACGCTCGTAGCATTGGGCAGCATACATGTACTGCTGGGTCGAGCGGTCGCTGTTATCGGAGAAGTAGGCGTACTCGCACGTCTTCCAGGCTAGGGCACGGATGTAGTTCCAGGCGTAGGGCAGTACCTGCGTGGTCGTAGTGACCTGCATGGGCACGAACATGCCCTCGATGACAAGGTCTACCGCGGCAAGGGGGGCAGGAACAATACCGATGACTGTCCCGCTGGATCGGGTATAATAACGAGGACGCTGCCCGACGGTCCAGGGCTGAGCGTCGGGGGCGGGTAGTCCCCATACATTGGCAACGGGATAAGATTCAGGTTGCTGGACGTTCCAAGCTGGAGTGTAGGTTCCTTGGGTTCCAGGGGGACCACCTGAACCAGTCGGTTGGGATGGGGGTAGTGTTCCATAAGGGTTTCCTGCATTGAGTCCCTGGTCAAAAAGGCCGATCTGCCGGCCTTCGAGAGTGTCGATCGAGGTCGGCACGATAAGCTGGCCGGCCAGGTAGACTCTGTAGTATTTGATGATCTGGAAGGGGAGGGAGTATTCCTGCTGGTTCGGCAGGGTGGCCCCAGTCAGGCGGCCTTCGGGGTAGCGGACGTCCCGGCCAAGGTCCTGGTTGGCCGAGTCCACGAACGTAAGCAGCGCCGCGTCAGACCAACGGCCCGTGTTAATAGGGTCGTTGAGGAGCTGTCGGGTTAAGTTGATTACGTCTTGGGCATCCACAGGGCTATTATAGCACTATTAGTGAATGGGCGAGAAAAGCTTGACGAACGACTCCAGGTTTTCGATGCCCAAGAACCGGGCTGCCACGAGCACAAACACGACCCGGACAACCCAGCGGTCCACGTTATCCCGCTTGGTCGCAGCCTCCAGCATCTTGTTCATGTCGGCCCGCAGGTCCCGGATGTTCTCCTGGGACCCGGGTACCCACACGCCTTCCGTGTTGAAGTAGCCCAGGGTCAGGCGCTGGCATATGCGGTCCCACTCCTCGCCTCCCACAAGGTTAGGCCCTGTCGGGGGAGTGCGGGGGGTGTAGCCGCTCAAGTCGTTGTCGGGGGAGTTACGGTCAGGCACTAATACCCCTCGGCCTGCCAATAGACGGTACAGGTAGTACCCGGCTTGCCCCCAACAACCGTAACTACGAAGCCGGTAGTCGTGGAGCTAACGATTTGGCAGCTAAGCTCGTCCACGGCTGCCGTGTCAGAGCTTTCACCGGGGGTGGCTACGATGGAGGAGAGCACGGCAGCGTACGCAGCAGGGAACGAGATGGATACAGCATACGCACCATCTGCCGGTACGGGGCTATAAGACCCGGACTGGGGCCCTGAGATGAAGGACGGAGAACTGGCCCAGCCAGTGAACGAGTAGAGGGTTAGGGATACAGTAGCCATAGGAGCGTCTTACGGGGCACGCTTGACCGAGCCGTCCGGGCCGACCGTTACGGTGCCGGATTTGCAAGGCACGTTCATCGGGAAGCCGGGAAACGGCGAGGTCGTTGCGATCTTCTGGACGAGGGGCTCGGCCGCCGTCGAGAGGCCTCCGTACTTGAAACAGTACGCGCCCAAGAACGCTTCGGTCGCGTTGACTGATACAGCGAAAACCTGCGCCGAGTCCAAGCGCTCTTCCATCAGAATTAGATCAGGCCCCTTAGTAGGGATGGGTAGCGGCTGCAGCGTGCTTGCGGGCGACGGCGTAGGGCTATCGAGGGCGAGTAGAGCGGAGAAGACAAGGTGAAGCACTTTAGAAGCTCGTCTGCCACGGGATCGTAGTGGCGTTGGCGAACGCGTTGCCGACAAGCGTTGCGGCCGCAGGGTTGAAATGCAGACCGTCCGCGGGGTTCAAGCAGATCGCGGGTCCGCCGCACTGCTCGATGATGGAGTTCACATCCACCCAAAGGGTACCCCACTTTGCAGCTTCGTATTTAAGGGCGTTGTCGTACACCTTAATCATTTGATTGTGGGAGTTGATTTGCGCCTGATTTGCTCCAAGAGACGATGGCATTTGATAGGCGATCGAGGTGAGCCAAATTTGACTGGGCTTCTGCCCTTTGGTTTGGATGTACCACTGAAGCTCTTTGTCCGTGTCCTGCTGGAACGTCGTTACATTCATAGCGGAATCGGGCGCAGATGGCCCACCGAAGTAGGCGTTTGGTCCTTCTGTGCCATCGACTTGCACATCATTTCCACCGATCATAATGGATAGCCAGGTCGTAGATAGTCCCGCGTAGTTTTGAGACCCGTCGGTTTGGTAGCTGTTATACAGAGATGCCGTGCCGGAGGTGCATTGAACAACGCCGAGTTGCTGGCAACGACCATTGATGCCGATGTTGTAGACTTGGATGCCGGTGTAGTTGTTGGCGAGTACCGCGAGCCAGCAGGTGTACGCCATCGGAGTGGAAGTCAACGTCTCATATGCCGGACAAGTCGTATAGGTTGTACCGGCAGTTTGACTGTCGCCTTCGGCGACGATAACCGAGCCGGCCGGGATTGTGACCAAGGGGGCAGCGGAGAGCTGTGAGGTAAGCCCTAAAGTGATGAGCAGGGCGAGAAATAAGTGTTTAATGGATCGATCCCTCCATGATCGCATATCCGTTGATGGTTGTCCCCGTAACAACGATGCAGAGACTATAGCCCGGCTTCACCACGAATGGATTTGCTGCGGGCGAGAACGATGACGCCGTCGCCGCAAGGGAGTTTCCCGCATAGAGTGTGGTCATTTGCCCTGCGGTCGTGCCGCCCGCTAATGGCGCGGTAAAAAGGGCCTGCGTATTCGTGTTGCAGTTCGTGCCGGTCCCTTCCTCCGGTGAAACCGTGACGCCGGATTCGGTGCCGTTTGCCTGATAGGCGAGCCCATAGAGAAAGATATTCTCGCCCGTCACGCCCGTAGCAACGGTATACGTTGCGGCGCTAGAGACGGTCGTGATGTTGCTGTAGTCCATGACTGGAGCGGTGTACAGCGCGCCCGTAGTACCCTGAAGCCCCTCAAGCAGGCCGCCGCCCTGGAGGCCAGCCCCCGAAGGAGCGATGCGGGCCTGGATAAAAGTCTGAGGGTCGGCGAGGAAGTTGTTAAAATATCCGCCAGCGGGTTGCGCGACCAGCACCGGGTTGGTCGTTGCGCTTACCCCCGAGGGTCCCGTAACGCCGCCGATTACCGTAATTGCGCAGGCGAAGGCCGGGGTGGGCCCGGGCGAGGGGGAGACGGCTACGAAGGGGCAGTCCGCCTCAGCGGGCTTGGCGGTATTGGTTACGACAAAAGACCCAAGGCCTACGCAGAAAGCGGTTGCCATCAGTAAGCCTAGGGTGAGTTTGCGAAACATACCTTATTCTACCATTAGTTAGCCAGCATGACTACTGTAGTAGGAGCAGTCGAGTAGGTCAGGGTCATGGTGCCCTTCCAGGGGACGTGGAAGTACCCCGAGTTGATGTTCGTTTGAATCTTCTGGGAGGCTCCCGTCCCTGTACCAACGTAGATGTCCCCCAGCCCAGAGCCCCCGGTCACGTAGACGTCTACGTCAGCCGGGAAGGGATTTGTCCACACTCCTGAAGTCCATGCGGGGACGGCTACAGTGCCGTAATTGGTCGTGGCCCCCGCCACGATGGGGCCATACGAGGTGATACCGCCGGTGCCACCAAACCCGTCGGCGTCCTTAATGTAGATGTTCAGCGCGCCACAACCGTTGAGGCCCATCCCCAGGTAGAATGGGTTGGTGCTGGCCCCGTAGTAGCCGCCTTTGATCCTAATGTTGTTAGCACCGGCCGAAAGGTACACGCCGTAGGGGCTAGAGCCCACACCGGCCGTATAAGCCCCGCAGTCCAGGAACTCGATGGGGCCGGAAGAGTCGTCAGACCCGCAGTTAGCCTGGACGTAAATGCCGCCATTGGTTGAGCCGTCCATGTGGCACCGGACAAAGCGGGTCCGGCGGACGCGGTTTCCGGCAATATTGACCCCATAGGTGCCCGCAGCAGGGAAAGTACACCCAATGAAATCTATGTCGTAGATAACACCGTCACTGATGCCGGGGCCCAAGTACAAACATGAAAGGTTGTCCGAGTGGATGTAGCAGTTCGTGAATACGCTGGAAGAGAAAGTACCGCCAGCGGTGGGGACGATGTACCAGCATTCCCCGATAGCGCCGTCAAAGAGGCAGTTTACGAAGAATAAGTCATAAAGGTAGGCACCGGCCCCGACGTAGAAATCGTGGTAGAACCCGTAAAACCCGCAATTCTCTAAAGAGATTGTGTCGATCGGGTACGTAGTTACGCACGCTAACCCTAAAGAAGAGGTAGTCGTGTTGCCTGTGCTATGGGTGCCCTCGAAGAAGCAGTCCGTGGCATACCAAGCATTGCCGCCGCGATGGATAGTAATACCGCTTCCAGTATTGATGCAGGCACCCAGCACAGTACGCATCTTAAGGTCAAAGTTAGCGCCATTAGCATTAGCATCGTTACCGATGTCAATGCAGTTATAGCCGTTGGAGATCCGAATATTATTCAGACGCGGCATATAACACTGCTCGATGTGAATAGACGTGTCCGTGTGGGACGTAGGATGCTGAATCTCTAAGTCCGCAATCTCAACGCACGATGCGTTAACCATGTTTAGGACTGTCGAGATGCCCGCCGACGGTTTAAGGATTGTAGCCCCATGCCCCTGGCCCTTAAACTGAATAGAGGTAGTGCTTGTAAAGTTTAGCGTACTGGTGATTTTGTACGTGCCCGCAGGCAAAAACACTGTAGAGGTCGCGGGAGACGCCCCTGCCGCAGTGATTGCGCTTTGGATAGCAGCCGTGTCGTCGCTAATTCCGTTACCCGTAGCGCCGTAGTAGGTTACATTAGCGGCAGGCTGAAGAGCACTAAGAACGTTTCCGTAGTATTCTGGAGCGGGCATCGCTCTACCTTACGGAACCGCGTCTACGGTGAGCGTTACCTGCGTGGTCGGAGTGCCAATCGTAGTTAGGACAGCGCGGAAGGCGAGCCAGGAGTTTCCGGCGACAAACGTCGGGTTGGTTGCGGTGAGAGGATTAGCAACGCCGCCCTCGCCCCCTTGCTGAGAGGGCCCGGGGCAAACGACCCAGGCACTGGCGGGGAGTGTAGGAGCCGTGCCCTGCCACTGGGGCAGGTAGGGGTTAGGGTTAAGGTTGTAGCGCCACAGGTCGTAGGCGCGCTTGTCTGCGGTAGCGTAGATCGTAACAGAGTACGCGTCAGAGCCGGAGAACATGAACGTGAACTTCGTGAAGTTCATGGCATCGTTCATAATCATGCCGGTGTCATTGACGCCAATAGTGCCATAGCCCGCAAGCGGGTTTGCCACTGCCGTAGCTGCTGGTGTAAGCACCAGCAGGTTACGGAATACTCTATTTAGACCTGCGCCACTAGACACAGGCTACCACTCAATGCCGGGCTGAACCAGGACGTCGGTGTAGTAGGGGGCCTCGCCGCGAGTAAACACGGGCAGGATTGCCATGCGAACCGAGAGGTTTGAGATCGAACCCGTGGATGCCGTGGTTACAGCACGGAGCGTCAGGACTGCGCCTGCCGGGATTACCGCATCATAGTAGGTAGGGACGAAGCGCCAAACGCCCCCACCACCGGTCGTCGGCGTAGCCAGGGCTGGCTGCCCAGTCGTAGTCGCTACGCCGACACCTGCGGTAGCAGTCAGGGCCTGGTCGGCCGAGAACAGCGCCTGTCCAGCGGTTGCGAAGTTAGTCGGGTAGCCAAGGCCGCCGAGCACTGCCGGGTTGGACGAGGACTGAGGAACGTTGATGCCAACCGTAGTCGTGGACTGCGGGTCGAACGAGTTGTCGGTCGGAATCGTCGTGCCTTGCGTGTAAGCGCCCGTACCGACGACGAGGTTGAACTTGTCCGTGCCGGCAAGGGAGTCTAGGGCAGTGCAGAATACACTGACGATAGCTACTTTGTAAGCGAAGGGCTGTACAACGTACCCTTGGACCACCGTATTGGCAACGCCCGCCCCCAAAGTTGCGACCAGGGGGAAGCCCGTCTCCGACAGCGCGTCGAAGGTGAAGGCTCGGGGGTTGCGGTCGATCGTAGTTTTAACGATAGGCATGTGCTAACCCCCTAAGCGCCCTGAGACCCTACAACCCCTCGCCAGCCGATCCAGCCGTATGCAGAGCGGTAGCTGGTCTTGATGTTGAAGTTCGAGGTCTGCGGGTCCATCCAGGTCGAGACCCGGTTTTCCCACTTGTGGGCAACGAACAGCGAGTGCGAGTCGCCTTCAATATCACCCGGGTTCGCGGAGATCATCCAGAACAGCGGGTTGGTGAAGTACCGGACAACCTTGAGCTTAACAGTGTTATGCTCGACGTTGATCGTGTTGTTGTTCGTGTAGGGGGCGTACGGAGACCCGAGGATTTCCTCGGCAGTCTTCGCAAGCTGCGGACCGCAAAGCAGCCAAACCGGGGTCCGGCGAGCCGGGAGTCCGCGGTCGGAAAGCAGCGTCTCGAAGAGGATGTAGGCTTGCTGCAGCGCTTCCGGCGTCAGCTGGGTGGCACCCAGCGAGTTCGAGAAGGTCTGACCGATAGCCGACACGACACCGGTCGGGGTAGCAATCGGAGCAAGGGGGTGGGCCGCCGAGAAGAGCGACTGGCCGTCAGTACCGACAACGGTACCGTTGAAGCCGAAGTTAATCGTGTTCCAGAACGTCAGGTCCTTGGACTGCTGTTCCGAGTCGGCCAACATCGCCGGCAGCTTAGCCATCAAGTTGATGGGGTCTTCAAGCTGAGCCTCTTCCGTAACCATCGCAGCGAGGGCATACGTGAAGTAGTTGGTCGTATACGGGATCAGCTCGAACGGCTGGTCGTAGACAGGCGCAGTGCCTTCGTCCTTGAACCGGAGCGTCGAGAGTTCAGCAATCGGGAGCCACGAAGCGAACGAGCGCTTGGGGTCCGTCTTGATGACGTTGAAGTACGACTGGTAGAGGGGCGGTACCTTAACCGCCCGGTTGGTGAACGCCGCCTCAAGGACTTTTTGTGCGGCTTGGGGAGTAGTCTTAGTGGTGATTAAAGCAGACATTAGAGGACACCCGCATTAAACTGGACTCGGACGCGAGCGCCGATGTCCCCGACATTGCCCTGAATCGAGGGCACGCCGGGAGAAGCTTGTAGGATATTTAGCACCTTATTGGACTGAGAGGTATCTGCAACCCAGAAGCCCGTAATCGGGTCCAGGTAAAGGCCGGCGGTGGCATTGCCGAAGACCGGCTGATACAGCGGCTGCCGCAAGCTCATCTCAAGCGTAGTACCGTAGCTGAGCTTGATGACCGGAATCATAAAGATTTCGGCCGGCTCAAGAGGCGGATAAGAGTTAGTCGCGCCGAGCGGCGACTGCTCGTTAACCGAGAACGACCCACCCGGACCGCTGTAGTACACGGCGGCCGAGGAGTTGATAGCCATGCCGGCGATGTTCGTGTTCATGTTCGTCGAACCACGATTGACGCCGATGTTGTTAGCCAGGGGGACCGTTACCGTATAGGCCGTCCCGAGAGCAGTCGGGGCTGTATACGTGTTTTGCAGGACTTCTTGCTGGGGCAGAACGCTCGTGTAGACCTGGTAGTTCGTTGCGCCCGAGGGTGCGCCAGTAGCCGAGACTGTGACGGTCGGCTTGTAGCCTGCAGGGACCGAGTAGATGAACTCCTGAGAGGGTGCCGATTCAGTCGTACCGGCCGAATTGGCGTAAGTAAAGACGTAAAAATACGTCTGGGCCGCAGCACCGGCTGAGGCAGTCGTTGAGAAGGTGACTGCGGAAGCCGTGGGGCCTGCAACACCTGCAAGAGCACCGGTACCCCCCGACGTGGTAGCCGGAGGGGCTTGGATCGTGCCCGTAGTGATAAGCTGAAGAAGGTCGCCACGCCGAAAAGCTGCTAGCTGTGCGGGGACGTACGTCTGTACAATCGGGGACGTAAACCCGGCGTTGCCCACATAATTGGGCTCTACGAAGGCTAGAGTTGCCACGGGCGAGTCTCAAGAGTCAAGGTCATCTTGAGGCCAGTCTACCATGACTGCTATATAAAAGTAAAGGACCTCCCTTGAAGGAGGTCCTTCGGGCCCCGGCCCACTGGACTTATTTGATGTTGAACTTACCCTGGTAAGCGCCGCCGGACTCTTGATTCACCTTGGCGGCGAACTCAGGAGCCTGCTGAGCAACACGGCTCATGGCAAGCTGTTCTGGAGCTTCGTAAATCTTCTTGACCCACTTAGCCGACATCTCAAAGAGGGCTAGGGACTCGTACGTAACGACCGGATCGCCGGAGGGGAGGACGTCCTCGAACAGCTCGGCGTTGGGGTTGGTCGTGTCGATCTCGTCCATATTGACCGGGCGCAGGATGCCGGCTCGAATCCAGGCGCTGGTCTGCCGGTCCATACGCTTCTTCCAAACGTACTTGCAGCCGGGCTTGGTCTCTTTAAGGATAGTAGCCGGGTCCCCGAGCGGCCCCGTAAAGTTCATGCCCTGGAAGTGCGGCTCGACGGCAGGCTGATAAGTCATCCGAACGCCGTTCGGCAGGGGCACTTTACGGCCTGGATCGCGCTTCGCGATCTGCTCTTCAATAAGGGCCTGGCGGACTGCATCCGCCTCATCAACGGGAGGGCGACGGGGCATTATTGTTCTTCCTCAAGCTCTTTGTCGATTTGGGCCATCTGCTCTTCGCTCAAGCCCGAAGCTGCGGCTAGCGCCGCCAGGAAGGGGTTAGCCATCGACCCCTTCTTAGGCGGAGTAGTCCCTCCGCCGCTTCCCCCTGCGTTAGGCGGCGGGTCAGCCTGCTTGCTCACCGCAGCCTTGCGAAACACGGTTGCGGCGGCGCTGTTCCAGCGGAGTTCTAATGTACGCATGCGCGTAGCGGGGTCCATCTGGATTAGCGTAGGCAGGCCCACATCTCGAAGTTCGGCGTCGAAGAGGGGCAGGATTTGCCGGTAAAGGGGGTCCTCAGCAGCTTTTCGGCCCTTGAAGTTTTGCACTACGAGGTCGGCGGTCGTACCTAATAGCGGCTGGGCATCGGCCATAACTTCCCTACGGGCTTGGTCCATGGCTATGCGAGTGAGCGCCGCAATAGTTTCCGCGGGCTTCATACGCATTTGATTGTCCAGCTCCTCCATTTGCTGAGGGGTCAGCTGGGGGGCCGATTGCTGCTGAGAACTTTGTGGGGCTGCCTGGGGCACACGCCCTTCGAGGGCAGCCTGAATCGCGTAAATCCGGGAGGGGTCCTGCTCAAGGGCATCTGCGATGCTAGAGAGCGGTCCGAACCTCGCGGCTACAGCCTTAAGCCGTTCAATCTCCTCTTTGGAGATGTCGGGCTGGGCTTGGGTCTGGGTAGTGTCTTGAACTTCGTCGGCCATTAGCTAAACATAGCCTCCACTTTATCGGGGATGGCAACGTCACTTGCCTGGTAAATCTGTCGTAGGAGCTGCTTCACTGCTATGATTGCTTTGACTTCTTCTGTAAGCGTTTCTGTTCCGCTGATAGCCAGCGTAAGTATGCGTTGGCGTCTTGTCCGAACGTAATCGGCGGTGATTCGTAGGACTTGGTTCCATCCATCGGAATCAAGGGTTTGGTTGAGTTCTTCTTTTTCATCGACGGTGGCTCGCTTCACTGGGCATTACTTCGGGGCCATTGGAGGAACTCCTCCTTGGTGCGGCTTGCCGTGGTGAGGCTGCTGTCCCCCTCCTGGGGGCTTGCCTCCCCCAAGCATCATGCCGATCTTTTGGGCTGCCATCATCTGCTGTTGCTGCTGCTCGGCCTCCTGCTGGCGCTTCTCAGCGTCTTCCTCGGTGCCGATCAGTTCGATGGCTCCGGGCAGGTTAAAGCTATCCGTGATAAGCTTGACGAGGTTGTATTGCTTGACCTGGTCCTGGGCGATAAACGGGACTTGCATGAGCAGCTCAAAGAGCGCAAGGTTCTCCTGCCGGCGGGTAGCGACATCCACAGGATCGGCTGAGCCGGAGATATCGAGCTGGTAGTCTTTGGCGAGGACTTCTCGGGGGAGGGTGAACTTTTCCCCGGTAGCCTGATCCGCGAAGTCTGGGTCATTGTCCAAGTATTGGAGCTTGAGGTGGTGAACCCTGTTAAGGATAGCCCGGCACACAATCCGCAGCCGCATGGCGATAAGGTCGTTGCGGGTGGTTGTCGAGGCCGCCATCTGCTTCATCTCGGTAGCAGTACGGCGTCCCGACGACTGCCCGCCCATGATCGGCTGGCTTACGCCCGTCAGCTCGTTTGTGTAGGAGTGCAGGAGCTGTTCGTTCTGGAAGTGCTCAAGGGGTACAGCGGGGACCTCAAAGAACTTGATGGAGTCCGTGATGCTAGTAACCGGCCAGCGCTGGGCGGGTCCCCACTGCTGCTCGTTGTCCTCAACGTCTTCGTTGACGTTGTAGAGGATGGGCGGGGAAAGGATCAGGTCAAAGAGGTTGTTGCGCCCGTTCCACATGGCGTTGGTCTCTGCCTGGATGCCTGCTAGGCGTTCAGGGAGGGCGAAGCCAAGGGGGGAATCGGGGCGGGGGTACGGACAGAAGGTGTAGTATGGCCGCCCAGGTTCGACACTTTCCTCGGGCATCCAGCCAAGCATGCGCTGGGATAGCTCGTGAAGCCAAAAAATATTCTCCTCCACTTCGCCGTCTTGGTCCATGTCGTACTGCCGGGAGTGAATCTCCCAGACTTTCATCGGACCGCGATTGGCGAAGAACTTAGAGGTCTGCGCGCCCTGGGCAATGCCGGGCTGGACCTGGTCGCCCGCGGTCTTGTCGTACGTCCCTTGACGGTCGGAGGTGACTTCACTGGTGCCGTACTGGTCGTAGTACAACGCTTTCTCGACTTCTTCTGCCGAGAAACGAAGGCTAGAGTTCGGGTCCTTAGCTGCCTCCACCATAGCCATCAGCTCTGACTCGTAGAGCCAGTGGGCTTCGGCGACGGCTACAGCGTCGTCTACGGAGGGTGCTTCGGCCGGGATGAAGACGAAGTCCTTGAGCATGACGGGCTTAAGCTCAACGTCGTTGTACTCCATCTCTTCGACGTCCTGAACCTTGCGCTGCATCTTGGGGCGGCCGGTGTTCATGTCGATCACTGGCACACCGTCCTCATCGGTGGCCGGCTCGAAGCTTACAGCCTTCCTGCGCTTCTTAGTCTTGCGCCACTTGACCGCCATGATCGCGGTCCCGTCACGGAAGGCTAGATGCAGCCACCGTAGGTACTGCTCGTACCAGGTGGTAGTCCCCCGCTGGCGGACCAGCTCCGCATTGTAATACCGCTCGACATCGTGGGCGGTCTTGGCGGCGTCTGGGGTATTGCCCGTAACGATGTAGAATCGGGGGACAAAGACCTTGCCGATGATGTAGGCGACGGCCGTGTCGAGCTGGGCGGGGATGACGGGGATGAAGACGTTTGAGGCGTTCTCCCAGGGCCAGTTATTCTGGGTGACCCGCATCTCATAGAGGTCGGTCCAGTCCTGGAGGTTCTGCTCAAGGGTAGCCCGCTCAGAGAGCGTCCCGTTGATGCCTTGCCAAAGGTCGTTGGATATGAGCCCCCACTCGTCGGGGCTGAGGTGCTTCTTGGCGTTAGTAGTGTAAGAAACTAGGGCCCCTGATGGGGCCTGTGTCGTTGATTTAGTTAACGGTTTCTTACGAGGCATGGGAGGCTAGCCCTCCCTTTCTACTTTTTGCGGCCTTTACCTGCTTTGGTAAAGGGGCCGCGATTGCCCAAGTCGTACGCGTTGGGGTTGTTGCCTAGCTGACCCCGGTCCACATGGCCGCTAACCTGGGGTTTGACCCCGCCCTTGCCGCCCTTGTAGGGGCCCAAGTGCATAGCAGCCTGGGGCGACCGGCCGCATGCCTTGCCGTGGCAAAGTGCGCCTTTGAAACTGAGTTTGTCTGATCCACTAGCCATTCTTTTTACCCTTGGGGTCCTTCGGCTTTTTGCCCTTTTGCCCCATCATCGCGCCCAGGCCCTTGGCGATTCCGCCCTTGCCCTTCATCTTGCCTTTCATCTTCATGCCCTCCGGGGGCTTTTTCGGCTTTTTCATTGTCCCATGGTCTCCCGCAGAAGGCCAAAGCCCGAGCGCCGCTGCTCGTGGATGGGAGCGCCACCGGAACCCTGGTCCATGTGGTTTGCTAGGCCCGTCTTTAGGGCGTGGCCGCCAAAGTCACCCTGGCTCATAGCGGATGCGAGGGAACGGGGTTTCGTAGTCCCTCCACGCTTTTTGTCTTTGAAGTAGGCCTCTTGCATAGTGACACTATAC